CTATGGGAGCACCTACTTTATCAAGGTCTTCGGGGTTTCCTACAGCCGTTGCATCATACGCCAGCCTCGGATAAGCCGCCATTTTGACCGCCATTGACCGTCTTGCAAGGGTCTTATTCAGTTCCAACTGGTTGGGTATCAGCATTTCTACTTCGCCAACACCTCTTGCGGTATTAGGAAGGGCTTCCCATACATAGTTGATAACTGGATATACGGTAAGGTTGCCTTTTATCTGACCAACACCGTTCTGGTTAATCTTTGCTTCCAGAGGCTCGATTATCACGGCTTCGGTTGAACGCCCAGTCTCTACTACACCATTGTCATTTCGGGTCATATAGAGAAGAACGGTCACTTTATCCCTTACTTCTTCCTTGTTGTATAACTGTCTTTCGGTCTTATCATCGGCACTTATCAGTTTGATGTCTTCCTCTGATACTCCGTTCTCCTTTGCGTACTTCTTGACCGCTTCCAAATCCCATCTTTCCTCGATTATGATGTAAGGCTGGTCTTGGATGTTGTCTATGTTCTCGTCTGCAAAGTGTATGGACGTATTAGGAATAATCTGCGGTGGCTCAAGCGTGTTGCCATCGTGCCAATAAAAATAGGAGTCGCCCTGTATTGCGGCTGACTTTAACATTCGCCAGCACATCTCGTTCATTTTGGACTTCTCCCAGCATTGTCTCCAGTAAAGATTAAGAGCCTTATACACTTCGGCTACTTCTGGTCTGTTTTCCATATCGGAATAGTACGCAGTCATAGCGTTCTGTGCTACGGATGAAATCTTGTACTGGACTATGGTCTTTATGAAGTTAAGAACAGGCAATTCCTCGCCGAAACTGTTGAGTCCTTTCCACTGGTTGCCTACAAAGAAGTTCCAGTTACGCTCTGTTCTCTGCAAGAGCCTCTTCTTATCCTCATAATCCTTCGATAATTCAAATTTCTGCCAGATGTCTGTCTGTAATTTCTGGTCTTCGTTCTTTTTAGCCATTATTCAATGTCCTTTTGCCCAAAATCTGTACCATCATAGGCATCAATATTGTTCAGCAACGTCTCAAATTTCTTAAATTCTTCCGCTTTCGCCTTGTTTTCCTTCCTCTTATTGAGAATTTTTCTCGGTGAAGGGGTGGAAATCACCACTTTCTGCGTATTTTCCTGTAAAACCACGAATATCATTATGGCTTCGAGGATTATTGCCAATAAAAAAGAGAGTGCTAACACTCCCATTACTATGTCATATAACATCTATCTTGCTCCTTTTCCCTACTGGGTCGCCATTCTGACTCTTGTGTGAGTATTTCGGGAAGTATAATTCCATAGCGGTCTTCTTCGCTATCTTCCGTATCTTCGATGAATGGTATATTAGTCTGTTCCAAGCCTGTGTAGAAGCATCTACTTCGTCATCGTGCTTCCCATTAGGGAACGCCGCAAACTCGTCTATGTACTCCGTTACCCATTTCTTGTTTTTAGGAAGGTATACGTTGCCAGATTCGACTGCTCCTACTACTGCATTGGCTCTCGATATTTTACCGCCAGAGGGGTTTACCGCTATTATGCCTGTCATTTGTTTGCGTAGGATGTCAATTATGGCAGAGCCATTCGCTTTATCTTCCACAAGGGTGGTTTTGCATTGGGGGTAAAGACCCCTCAAGCGGATTATTTCTCGCATAGTATCGGGAAGATTAAGGTGTTTCTTCACTCGGTCTACCAGATACATATTGGCATTTACCTTACCCCATACCTGTATGGCTACGAAGTCATTGTCTTCTCCGTCTTTGAAAGCGGCATCGACTGACATTACCATTTCGGCTAATTCTGGGAGTTCGTCATAGTATTGCCACCACTCACGCTTGAACATAGCACCTTCAAGTGCTGTCGGATGACCTTGGAATAAGGCGTTCCACGACCTCGAACCTTCCTGTGAGGTGTAGGCTTTCTTGAAGTCCGCTAACCACGCATTATCTTTTCCGATTTCGGGGCATAACGCATCGCCTACATTCCTGCCTAATGGGTCATTCTCCTCTGCTTCTAACGGCAGATTAACGCAGGTGACATTCTCGATGTTCTCTATTATCCAGCCAGCCAAGTCATCTTCGTGCCATCTGGTCATAATGACGATTATCTTACCGCCTACCGCCATACGAGTAAGTATTGAGTTGAGGAACTCGTCTTTTATCTTCTCTCTCGTAGTTTCAGAATCTGCTTCTTCTCTGTTCTTAATAGGGTCGTCTATTACGATTAGGTTGGCTCGCTGTCCAGTAATACCAGACATAACGCCTCGGCTAATCATACCACCGATATTGTTATCAAGTTCAAAATCAAGGTCAGTATTCGGGTTACCCAACTTGATGTTGAATATCTCACCGCAGAAATCCATTATCTTCTGACGGTTTCTACGCCCGAATCTCTTCGCAAAGTCCTCTGAATATGAGACTTCTATCACTCTGTCTTTAGGATGTCTGCCTAAATACCAAGACGGTAAGGTTTCTGATATGGTCATCGACTTTCCGTGCTGTGGCGGTGTAGACAAAATCAAAACATCATAAGCGTGTCCTGTATCCTTCTCTATGAAGTCCTGCGTAATATCGCAGATGTACTTGTGGAATTTGGTTGGTTTCCAGTTTCCATTATGCACATACTGGCAATACGCCGCATAATCAGACATAAGGAAAGCACGAAGCCCTCTATCCATCTACATCACCCTCTATCATAGGTTTCGGTGGTTCGAGTTTCGCTTTCTCTCTTGCATAGCCTAACTGTTTCATCAGTTCTGCGGCTTCTTCTACGCCAAGGTCATCTGCCTTATCCCTTGAACGGTCTTCATACTTATCAGCCCAGTCGCACATATTCTTTAAGGTAAATATAGTAGAAGCGGTGTTATATGCTCCTACCATAGCACCTTCTGATAAACAGTCTGCAAGTAGAGTCTTATACTGGTGCTGGGCTTCCACATCCTGAACCATTACCTTGCTGATGGTCTGCTTGCTAAGCCCCATCCAACGAGCAAAGTTGGTCTGGTTCGGTATTATAGGCATTACGCCTGCCTCGCCATCTGGCCTGATGAATCCTCTTACAAAGTTATTCTTTCTAATCCAGTTGGTGTAGCACTCAAAAGCAAATATGACCTCTTCTCCCCCTTCGAGTATCCTTACCGCCCCAGCCTGCTCGCCTGTTCGGTCTTTTATTTCATCTACTCTGTACCCACGCTGTGAAAACATATACTCCCAGCAGGCTCTCGCATCAGGGTCAAGGTCTTTATCATCTATGTTCAGGGGATTCGGATATGGCTTTGAATAACGAGCATATAAAGCGTTTGCTGTTGCTATCGTTTCTTTTATTGCGGCCATTCTTCTTTCGGGCTTTATTTCATCGAAGTTATGCTTAGTCATCTTGCGGACTGCAAATTCGCCCTTTTTAGGTCTGCCTCTGCCACGTCCCGAATGATGTCTTGTAACTCCCAAAGCCCTCTACCCCCTTCTCTATTTGACCTTCGGCTTTACTACTGGCTTGATAGCAACCTTGGGTTTCGCAGGATTCAGGGGTTTTGCAGATGTACCAACTAAAGGCTTATGTGCCAACGAGTTAGCCGTTTTCAGTTTTTTCTGTACAGGTGTCATAGGTGTTTTCAGTGTCTTCATATCGTTCTCCTTCCGTTAGCCATCGCAGTTGTCCTTGATGACTCCTTCCTCTCCCTTCTTAAATGTTGCTGGTATGCGGAAACTTTTTTAGTATTTGGATATTCATCTCTAAACCGTACATCTTCAGCACTGTTGGAAACGCCATAACTATATGCCCCATTCCATTTCTTTTTCTGGGCATTAGAATGGTATCCGTATTCGCCACCAGAATCATCATTTTTATTATAGTCAGTAAACCCAGTTTTCCTGTTGTTCTGACCCTGTGTCGTGTTCTTGCCACGTCTTGTTGCCTTTGTAGGTAAAGCGGATTTAGGCATTTATTTACCTCTGCTACCTATAAGGTAAGCCATCTTCTCTTCCCTTGTGAGTTTCCTCAAAGGCTGGGTCTTAATTTCTTCTTTTACTTTCTTCGCACTCTTCTTCGGTGCAGTCTTCTTCTTTTCTGCCATTATTCTCCACCTTCAGTATTCGGATAATCTTCCATCATCCAGTCAAGAGGGTCTGTCCCTGTTATGATGCCGAGTTTCGCATAGTATTTCATTTTGATAATGCTCATTAAATAGTCGCCCATCTTTATGCTCCTTTTGTTTTTCTTAAAAATATTTTAGTACCACCCTTTTCTTCGACCCGTAGGGGTGAGTACGACCCCACCCCACCACGAATCAGTATTGAAGAAAAAAGGAGAAGTTTTATGAAAACAGGTATGACCCTGTAATCAGCAAATAAGTGATGGCATATTCTCCACCCTACCATCGGGGCGTAGCAAATATGAAAGGAAGTCTGCTATGAATACCAGAAGAAAAACCGCCCCAGTTACGAAGCGGTTCTCCAAGGAAATGTTAAGTTTTGTGAAAGAAGAGCAAATATCACTTTTGCTCAATATCATTATAGCATATAAATCTGTGAGACTGGTATCAATATTTGAGAAAAACCGATAAAAATGTAGGTGACACACAAAACGACACACAAAACGACACACAAAACGACACACCCTTCAGCCCTTGTGTATCAAGGGTTTTCTCTATTTTTAGACCTTATTTTGACACGCAAAGTGACACAAGAAACGACACACAAAGTGACAACATCTAACAATATAACAATATATATAAGACTTTCAGACGAAATTGTTGGTGGAAATTGATGACAAACGTGTCTGGGTTTCGTCAGTCCAGAAGGCTTAGGTAACGTACGTGGGTACTATCTACCTATATATATAATACCAGTGGGTGCGAGTACGACCTACCCCCCTGCCTGCGTGAGGCGGCGGCTTCCTTCCATTATATAACTATTCCCAAAATTGTAGTTTACGGAAGAGTAGGAACACAACATCTTGTGTATGCTCGCCGCCTGCATACTACATCTTGATTTCCTTGATTATTCCTTCCTTCCATTGTATATTCATACAATCCCTGACGGTATCCTCTCAGGCCTTGCGGCCTGTTCCTGATGGTTTTCGTCCTCGCCTGTCGGGATTCAGTTTATCCTTCAGGCCTGTTCTGTTCCTTCCTTTATCTCTTCAGGCCTTCCGTCTTCCTGATACCTTCAGGCGTTCCCTTCAGGGCTTCCACTTAGTTGGCCTCTTCCTCTTCCTCTTCCCTTCCGTCCGTTCCCTTGAGGCGTTGGAAAATACCACGGTTTGAGCGTGGGTCTTGTTATTCTGTTCAGGCCTCAAAACTGCTTGAAAACTCAGGCCTCACGCCTTGCGGCTTTTCTGTTCTATCAGGCGGCCGTCTTTAGTCACTCCTGAGAGGCCGCAACAAGGTTAAGTCTTACTTTTCTATATCTTAACACACGTTGTGTGTTGTGTCAATAGACAATTTGAAAATATTTCAATGAAGTTTTGCGGCGTGCTTCAGGGCTTCAGGGAGTGCTTTTTCTCTATATAATAGGAAGGAAAACTTTTTTGCGATTTTTTGAAAAAATGTGTTGACAGCACACACGATGTGTGTTATTGTATAGACAACAGGAACAGCACACAATGTGTGAGGCCGAAAAGCCCACACGGTACAGGCGGCCAGCAGGCCGCAGGAAGGCAGGTAGCACATACGAACATTGAAGCAGGCCGCAGGGCGGCCACG